GCAGGGATAGACACGATGGAAACTTCCATAGGCATCCAAGAAACAGCGCGGAACGTGTCCTTGCCTTCCTTTTCGAGTTTGTTGATCTGATAGCCGACCGAGATATTCCCCCGGATGCTGTCCTCAACATCATCAAACACCTCTTTGGCTAGGCCGTTCTTTCCAAAACGGACTGTCGCACGGAGACGCCGTGCCAAGCCATCCAAGGTGACTGATTCCACAACGCCGATCTGCTTGGTCGGATCGTGATCCAACAGCAGAGGCGCACGACCAGAGTTCAAGAACGACAGATCAATGCTGTCGGGCTTGTGGTCGAGAATTTCAATTCCGAAGCTGCGTTCAACAGGCTCTTCGGACGATACGGCGACCTTTACCCGGCGCTTGCCAGCGTCAACGACCTGATCGTCCATGTGCATGGCGCGAACCTCAAGGCCATCACGGGCATAACGCACTTCATCGTCAGGCATTTCATATGCCTTTGGCTCAAAAGCCATACAGGTGCGCAAGTTGTGGCAGATGAAGTCAAATTTGGTGCAGTAGCCCCTGCCACCACCATCGAGATCATATTGATCTAGACTGATTTGCTCCATTTGAGCCTGCATCTCGACAGAATTATCGAAATACTCACAATTGGCGCAAAGTTGACGGCGGGCCATGTCTTCCGACACATCCCAAATAGTTGCCATATTTTGCCAATACTCTTGATTAGCCTCTGGATCGACAGATGCAACTTCAGGCCCAAGGTTCCAATTCTGAACAACCTTGTCCCGATTTTCCGCATTCTGTTCGTCTGTTGTGATTTCCATCTCAACTTCCATCGCTCTAGACTCCATCTCTGCGGCAATTGTATCAAACTCTTCGCTAGTTTGCATAGAGCGTTCATCATCAAGCGCAGGCTCAAAGGAAATCGGCTCAAAGTTGTTACGTTTCAACCATGCCTTAGCTTGTGCCACCGTAAAGGTATCAGACCGAAACCGAATGGCTTGGATTTCACTGGTCCCATCCTTAATGCCAAAGATAAAGTCAACGCCCTTACCACCAGCATCATTCCGGCGGCGCAAAGCATCATACTGACGCGGATCACGAATGCGGGCAGCGTGTTCGTTTTTATACGGCATTTTCACCATCCACAGTCGCAGGCACAGGGGCCTTGTTGCCGAATGGCTCATAAGCCATCGTCAGGCCAAAGATTTTGGCCATCTCTTTGTCACGCTGGATTTGCGCAAACGTCTCTTCTGCATCGCGGCCATAGGTCGCTGCGATGTCAGTGTGGCTGATGATGCCGTTTTGCAGGCCAACCACCGCCGCATTGATCTCCTTCAGCGGGTCAACCCACTGGAAGCCACGCGCCCGCCACGAAATGCCCAAGGCGAACTTCTCGAACTTGCCTTGGCCGTTGATCGGGATCAGGGCAAAATCCATAACATGACGCATCCAAAGCCGGAACATCGGGTCGATGAAGTGTTCGATCATAAAACGCTGTTGGGTCTTGTAGAAGTCGCGTTCTTCCAGCGCACCTTGGCGGATCGACGAATAGCTGGTCCCCTCAAGGTCGTTGGCAATTGCAGTATAGCTGACGCCAAGGCCACCAGCGATTCCACGCAAGATGGCCTTCTCAAAATCCGCAAACGCCGTTGTCGGGTGCGTCGGATCGAATGCCTTGAAGTCAACGCCAGCCGGAAGCTGGTGGAACGTGCCAGCCTCTGCGTCATAAAGAGGCGTGAAGGTGTCCTCATAGCCGTCAGCGGTGAAGCCGTCGCCAGCGGGTGAGGTGAAGAAGCCCATTTTAGCCGCGCCAACGCGGGCAGCGACCAGTTCCGCCTCACGATAGCCGTGCAGCATCTTCAACGCTGGCATGGCCGTCACAGTCCACGGAACGCCACGCGTCTGATCGGCCCGCTCCTGAACGTAAACGTGCAGCATCCGATCTGCCGGAATCCGTTGACGGAACGCACCATTGGCATTCGTGGCATAATCATAGTCGCCGGGATTGTTCACCAGCACATGGTAGGCAGCAACACGGCGCGTGGATGAATCCAATTCGATGCCCATACGCACCTGATTGCCATCGCGCAGTGTCTCGTTCATCTGATCGTCAACACGATCAGGCTCAATGATCTGAACGCCAATGCCGTGCCGCAGATAGTTTTTGTTGACGATGTGCAAGAACACCTCGCCGTCGCGGGCCATACCGCGAATGACATGGTTCGACAGGTCGGTCATCGACATCTTGCCATCAACCGTCGGCCCGCCAAGGCGGCAGAAGTCTTCCCACGCAGCCTCGATGATGTTGTTGCCAGCCATGTCAATCGTGCCGTCGATGTTGCGGCCCTTCAATTGAAGGCGGAAACCGCTTTCTCCGACGATGTTCGTTTGCAGCAACTGCAAGTAGCGCCGGGCATACTCGTTGTTGCGTTCCAGATCACGGGATCGGTTGCGCAGATCACGCAAAGACCAACGGATTTCAGCATCGGCAGACTTATTGCTGCCCTTGAAGTCCATATAAAGCCGACCCTTGGATGCGGCCAGATAATCACGCTTGGCCGGGGCCGACTTGGTGCGCGTGAAGAAACTTAGCAATCCCATCAGGCGAACCTCACTTTAACCGTTGATCCACTTGGCTTGCCAACTTCCAGACGCGCCTTGATCAGTTCTTGGGCATATTCTGATTTGTATTTGTCGCGGGCATCCAGCAATTCCGCAAAACTCATCTTGGTCAAAGAGCGGCCAGCGATGCTGTAGCTGCCGATGTCGCTGTCAGCCTTGCCCTGCAAGATGCTCTCAATCTTGCCGATCATAATCTGAGCGTGTGAGCGCGGGTCAGAACCGTTGACATCCAAGTCAACAATGATCGACCAATCGCCACGCTCAATAACGATCCGGCTGCTATCCGATGTGCGGACGATCTCAAGCTGCCAGTGATAGTCACCAGCCGTGAAGCCCGATGATGTCGAACTGGAAATCGTGAACAAATACGTTCCGTCGGTTTCAGTCCCGACCACCGTGAACTCTGTGTTCCCGCCGCTGCTCAAACGCGACACATATTGTGCGCTATATGTCGCAAGCGGATAATCCGTCACCAAATCGCTGCGCTTCCACTGAACAAAATCACCAAGCACAAACTTGAGCGGCTCTGTCTCAGGAGCGTTAGAAGGGTCGAAAAGGTTGGCCATTATCTATACCCGTGAACGAAGCCGCTTCGCATGGGCATCCCCGGCCTTCTACGGGCCGCAGGTTGCTCCTCAGATGATACCTGATTTTGCCCTGCTATGTAAACAGCTTCAAGGTTGAGGTTCAAAATCGACAAAGCCGCTGTCGCATACACGCGACAATCCAATGCTTCGTTGCGCGTCCTGATCTTGGCCCACTCCGTTCTGGGTCGGCCCTTGTAATATCGCGTCACCTTCTTTTCCGCCGTCAGCATACGGAAATATTCCTCGCCACGGTTGGACGGAAAGTGGCAATAACCCTCGCCTTCGTCGCTGATCTTCAAGCGGGCATAGACAACCTCTTTCGCCGTGTCAGTGCCGACCGGGAACAGGTTTATCTTGCCGATGTTGTTCTTTGACGGCCTGCCAACGATGGGCTTGCCAGCGCCGCCGACACCCTTAATCGCAAACACCCGTCGGCCAGCCCGAAGGCGGGCATAATTGTAGACCTGTTGCGTGTAGTGACCGCCAGAGTCAACGCAGATTGACCTGATCAGCATCTCGCCTTTGGTTGAATGCTCGAACTTATGTTGCAGCATCACATCAAGACGGTTCCACAATTCAGCCGACGATGGGTCGCCGTACATCGCTTCATAGGCAATCGACCAGCTTTCTTCGCCCCTGCCCCAGCCGACGATCTCGACTTCCAAGCGGTCATCCTGAACGTCAACGCCAGCGGTCAGCAGCAACACATCTTCCGGCAGTTGCTCACCCCAATTTTCCCGGCGATCCATCAGGTCCATTTCGTCAATGCTTTCGCCTTGCTCTTCCCATGTCTCGCCAAGGAACGTGTTGATCCATGTCTTTAGGCGCATGGGATCACGCTTGCTGTTGATGAACTCCTGCACAGCCTCATAGAGAGGCGTCCAAGGGCTATACAGGCCACTGATGTGGAATCCGGCTATCTTCCCCTTGGCCACCGATGTGGCCTCCCAGTGGCCCTTCCTGATGGCCCTGAACCGCGCTGCGTCATCCCACAGCGATCCACAGTGTTCGCACTCGTACAATGCGCTGTACGGATTTTTGTCTTCCCACTTCACATGGCCCCAAGACAGCACCTGATGCTGTCCACAGTCGCCGCAAGGCACGAAAAACTTGCGCTGGTCGCTTTCTTCATATGCCTGTTCAATCCGGCTTGCGCCTTTGTCGGTCGGGGTGCTGACCAAGATGATTTTGCGGTTCCAGAACGTGGCAGAACGCTTCTTTGCCAGCGACACAGGGTCGCCTTCGGTTCCCGCCGAGATCGGGTATCTGTCAACCTCATCGCACAGCACAACGCGACATGGGCGAGACGCCAAGCTGGCAGGGCTGTTGGCCCCACAGGCTGTCACATGACCGCCGGGGAAGCTTTTGTGCAACGTCGTGTTGCCGCTGTCGCGTGATCTTGGGTCTTTGATCTTGTCGGTCAGAACAGGCGTATCCCGAATGCACGGGGCCAAACGGTCCTTCGACCATGTTTGCGCCATTTCCAACGTCGGCTGAACCACAAGGATCGGGGCAGGGTCTTGGTGGATGTGATAAGCCACCACATTGTTCAGCAGTTCCGTCTTGCCGATCTGCGCCCCCGTCATCAGCACGACAGTCTCAATGTCAGGATCAGAGACAGCATCCATCATCCCGCGCTGGTATTCTGCGCGTGATGTTGACCACCGACCCGGCTCTGCCGAACTCTCCGATGACAAGATGCGATAAGTGTCTGCCCATTCGCTGACAGTTAGCTTTGGTGGTGGCTTCAGCCCCCTTGCGATAGCATCAGCAAGGCGAATCTCTAGCCTTTTAGCTTGCGCTTCCCGCGTCGATTCCGACCAGTTCATTCAGTGCCTCAATGATTGCGTTCTCAATCAAACGCTGGACCTCTTTTGCATTCTCAGCCGCCGCAGCTTCAGGTGCGATCTTGGTGGGGATCGAAAGCAGTTTTGCCCTAACCTTCGATAGACCTTCCTCGAAACGCTTGGCGACATCCTCAATATACACCAATTCGCCACGCTCGATGGCATTTTCCATCTCCTTGGCGTCTGCTTGCTCTTTCGACAGCCTCGCCCGCTCATCCGCAAGATTTAGTGCGCCATTGGTTGCACGACCAGCCGCCGATTCCCGCAGTCGCTTGATGTATGCGGTCCTGATTTGCTCAAGGTCATACTCTCCACGCGGCTGCTTCTTGATCGTGCCGTCGGCCAGAAGGTCGGTGAAATACTTTGTGCTGATCCCAAGATGGGCCGCGCACTCTTGGACTGTTGCCATTAGAAAATCCTCATGCCTCCACGCATGATATGCTTACGCGCAATGGTCGTTCAAGGGCAATCCCCTTAACATATTCCATCGCTGGAATATATTTGTGGCGCGAACTACCCGCAGTAGGGGTTTTGCCAGAGG